GCTCTTAATTTTTTTATATCACCTTTTGTAAGACCTGTTAAGTCTATCTCAGGTTTTTTTGGCTCTTCCTTTTTTGAAGTAAACCATTTTTTTATCCATTTCCATATCCACATATTAAGTCCTCACGTTAGTTGGTTTAGGTCCTGTGTTACCCGCTGCTCTTTTTCGTGCAACAGCAGAACGCCTTTGCGATTCTGTCATTCGGGCTGCTTTGGCAGCAGGCACGCATTTGGGGTACTTTCTGCTTGATCCACTTGCAGACTTTCTTCCACACTCCTTGAAACCACCACCTGGTTTTTTCGCTCCAATGTCTACCCATTTTTCTTTGAACCATTTAGTTAGTCCACCCTCTTTCATTTTTTTTGTACCTTTTGGAACACAGTTGGGAACCATCTTGTTTCCCTTCTTCTTCATGCCCGCTTGGACATAACCCTCCCAACAAGTACCTCTCTTGTACATTAAAAAACACCTTTAAAATTTGTTCCTCGGATTGCAGCTCCACCACCTCTTGATAATTTAAGTGACTTCAATGTTTTAGCTTGACTTGCATGAGCTTTAGATGCTTTTTCTAATTTGTTGGCAACATTCATGATTGCACCTTTGTTTGCTTTCTTTGGTTTACCGATAGCAATCATAATCATCATCTTACCTTTTTTGGCACCGATCTCTTTTCTTAATTCTTCCAGTCTCTTTTTTTTCTTAAAAGCTTTTTCTTCTTGTTTTGACTTTGCTTGTTCTTTTTTCTTTTTACTAAAGATACCGAAGCCACCACTCATCATTTTTTTCATACCTGATTTCTCCAATCTTCCCATAGCTGATTGTGATCCTGCAGTAACAGCCATACCAACTTTAGCTTTCTTAGGTCCCCAATCTTTTCTTTTAGTTCCTGATGGATCTTTTATTTTTCCAGCACAAATTTTGCTAGCATATGCGTTCGCGTATGCACTGGGATATACCTTAAATTTTCTTTTAGCGGCAGCTTTGCCTCTTGGACATAGTTTTGTCATATCTGTTGCATCCTTGGGTCAGTTGATAAAATATTTTTTTCTGCTTTAGGTCTCGCTATAGAATCTTTACTTCTTTTTCTAAGTTGAGCTATAGCAGATTCTTTCATCTGTTTTTGTTTTTTAAGTTTATGTAAATCTCTTGTTAAATTCATTTCTTACCTTTAAATATTTGAGTTCCCTTGATACCATATATCGATGCTACGACAAGGATCCAAAGATTTGTGAACCATGACGGAAGCTGCTGGAACTGTTCAAAGAACAATTTTATCTTTTCTGCTGCTCCTGGATCCTCACTGAAGACTCCCCAAGCGATCACCAAAATTGGCGCCGTTAATACTAAAAGTACAAATTCGTCTTTCCAGTCCGATTGTCTTGCTTCTAATAATTTGCCTTGGTATTCGGTTTCTCCCTTAGCCATTTTAGCTGCATGCATATGTTGTGCATCAGCCATCGCCATCTTAGTTTCTTGTTTCTTTTTATAGATGTGCGTTGCCGCGTTTAATCCTAGCTTTAGTGCACTGAACCACATTGTATTTCTCCTGTCTTCGTTGACACATATATTCTATCATCATATCGATGCATTCGTAAGCCCTGGCACCGGACAAACGCCATCTCCACGTTTGTGCCCAATGTGGCTTTCTTTTTTTGCATATGGTGACAGCACCACCAAAAAAATCATTAAATCTTTCTAAAATATCTCGATCTTTCATTTCAATAGAACATTGAAACGTTTTTCTGTTGTTACCTTTACCCCAAATACCAAAACTTCCTTCACCATCAAATAATCCAGCTAAGAATAATAATTTATTTTTTTCGTTGAGATTTTCGTAAGAGTTTTTTAACATTTTTGAGTTTTATTCCTTGTGGATTTGGCCCTCTCTTAGGCGGTGGCCCTGATTTGACTCCTCCACTTAGTCCTTTCCTCATTTTTGTTGCAACTTCTCCCTAGCAACTTCTAAACGCTCGTCAGATTGCTCGTCTTGTTGAGCTAACTTGTCATAATCGTACTCTAAACGTTGAGCAGCTCTTTGATTTTCCATTTCTTGTTTAAATCTTGTCTCTTCAGCTTTTCTTTGTAAGTCCATAGCTCTTAAATCAACTTCTTGTTGTTTAATTTTAACCAATGGATCTTGTTTTCCTGCTGCAGCTTGCATTTCACTCTGTACTAACTCTTGTGTTATACGTGCAGCAACTTTTGCAACCTCTGCTTCGAACATAATTTCAAATTGTTGTGGATCTTGTTGTGCCATCTGTGCCATTTCTGGGTTTTGCATAATCATTTCTCTAACTTCAGCTTTAGCTTTGAATGAAATATGATCTGAAATGTGTGATTGCAGTAAAGCATAAACTTGTGGGTTGATTTGAACCATTCTTGATTGCATAAATGCCATGTGAGTTGCCAAATGAGCGTCATGATCTTGAAATTCAAACGCTGTAAGCAGTTTCATTTGTAATGCACGTGCATTTTCTTTAGCAGGATCCATAGGTTCGGGCTGTTTTGGTGGTGGTTTTAGAATTGCTTCTATTTGTTTTGTACCAAGTGCCTCGTAAACTCGTCTATAAGCCTCATGAAGGTTGTGCATTTGAGGATTTGACTGTGCAATTTGTAATTGTGACTGTGCCAACGTAACTCTTTGAGCCATACTCATGATATTTGGGTCTGCGACAGGTAAAATATCCACTCTGTTGTCAAAATCTGCAGATTTTATTTCTCTTGGGCCACCATAAACATCATAAGGATACTCAGGTGGAAGTGATTCACCACAAATTCTTGCTAAAATCTTAAATTCAAGACGCATTGCATAGTAACATCTCTTGTGAACACCACTCATCACACGTGATCCACGCTCCATCAACGCTACTGTTGTACCAACAGCTCTGTTTTGTACGTCATTTCCAATGTTTGTATCAGTTATAGCAGCAAATTTTTGTCCTGCTTGTACTACAAACCCTAAAAGATTGTATAAAGTAACACTTGGTTCTGTAAAAGGCAGATTAAAAAACTGATCTCTGATGTTTCCACCAGGTGCATCAACGTCTCTGAACTCTCCTGGTTGAATTGGTTGGTCATCATCACGTACTCTGATACCTCTAGACTTAAATCCTGCTGGTAAATTTTTTAAAGTACCCGCATCAATCAGTTGCCTCAATGATTGAGTGGCTGCTTGAGACAGACCACCAATCATATGAGTCAAACCAAAACCATAAAAACCCAAACCTGGAAGAAATTTATAATGAACAAAGTATTCAATACGGGAGTAATTTAAATCTCCTGGTTGGTAGTTTCGGTAAATCGATAATATCTCTCCTGAACCTTCATCAATTGTTACGATGTAAGGTATTTTAATTTTTTTCGCTTTGTCATCAAAGTCTTCGTAGTCATCTAAGTTTAAATCTACATGCATTTCTAAAATGTTATGAAGATAATCATCGCCAGTTCTTTTGATTCCTTCTAACTGATTTAATTTTTTCTGAACATCATCTGGTTCAGTATTAGATTCAATTAATTCTATGTCTCTATAAAAACCTGCTGCCATCTTTTTAGTAACCTCGTTTTGAGTCATCTTAATGACGTGAGTAATTCTTTCACAATCTTTTAGATCTGATGCAAAGTAAGGCACCACTAAATCTTCTGCAGGTACAAATTTTGAAACAGGTCTACCTAACATCGCATCATAATAAATTTTCTTAAATGTAGATCCTGATAGTGGTAAGTAAAATAACATCTGATCCATATCAGTTGTGTAGTCTTCCATCTCCTCCATAAGAAGATAGTTCATATAATCTTTTACTCTGTCTGCTTGTTGTTCGGTGGCCGGTGTTACTAAGCCTACAACCTGTGTCCGTACAGGGCCATCAGATGGCACTAACTCTTTGTAAGCTTGTGCTTGGAATTGTGTTACAGATTCTGCCAACAACGGATGCGTGACACCGGAAGCTCCTTTAAATGGTTTGGTTACTTCCTGATATTTAGTACCAAGTAAATCTAAACCTTTGATGTATGCGTCTTCCCATTCTTTTCTTGAGAGTTTATCTTTTTTGTATTCTTGGATAAGTTCCATAGCCATGTCTTTGAGAGTTCTCTCATCCATAGCTAATGCTAAATTAGCATTAAAATCATCTTCAGGTCTTTCCTCAACAACTTCTTCTTCACCTTCAACGGTTACGTCAACGGGTAACCCATCTGGTTGTTCTTGAACCTCTTCTTCTTTGAATTCTTCTGTTACTTTTTCGACTGCCATAATTAATTGTACCTTATTGGTTTAAACATATCTACTACAAGTCCTCCTTTGGACTTATAAGTTTTTTGTGTATTTCTCATGAGTGGATTTACTTTAATAGCAAATGCATCAAAATACAACCTTGGATCATTATCAGGAATTAATTTAAAACCACTATCCCTACTTGGTTTTGTAGCAATAGAACTTTCGTGATATGTGCTTTTGATTTGTTTACCTTTAAGTGGGTGATCAGTTGGGTATTTAAAAGTATCTGTTGAAACTCTTTTGTAGGGTTGGCTAGGATCAGATAATGATATTTTAGTAGGCCCTGCTTTTGAATTGTAGAACCTTGCGATTCTGCTCATAACATCTGGAACTACAGCTTTACCTTTTTTACCGATACCTTTACCATTTGCATAACCATAAAATCTTTCGTTACCAGCTTTGTATCCTTGACGGAAACTTACTTTGTCAAACGGGGCAACGGCTACGTAATCAACATTCTCTCTAGCAGCTTTCTGTAAAAGATATTTAACAGCATGATCTCCGTATGAATCTGCTTCGACCATTGGAAAGTAATCTTTGGTACGATCGTCATAGTAATCATTTTTTCTAGTCATGTTAGATAATTTTTTATTTACATCTCTTAATGCTTTATTTGTAGCATTTACTTTTCCAAACTGCTGAGATGCAATGGCATCATCTAGATCAGCTAGCATTTTACTTCTTTGTGAAATTAACAAATCTAATTCAAGATCAGCATTGAATGGGTTTCTTCTTTTTTCTCCTGATAACTGCTGAGCCTTTGTCAAAGCTTTAGCAATGCTTTGGTTTACATCGGATTGTATTTCATTAATAAAAAATACTTTTTTACCATCTGGTGTAAATCTTGTATCGAACCTTACATGATAAATATTATTTGTTTTGTCACCAAGAGCATCACCGAAATGACCACCAGTGTTAAAAGGTTTTTTATTTGTAGGTATTTCTTCAGGTAAAGTAAATATAGTTTCTCTGTAATCTTTACCACCTTGTAATGTGTAATTAGTTTCTTTACCGTATTGTGTCTTAGTATTTTTAAGTGGTGCTGCACTTTGATTTACTTCACCTAATATTTTATTAAAAGCTCTTCTTTCATCTACATTTATTTGCTGTAAGTTTCTTGCGTATTTTAAGTCATCAGCAAAAGCAGTCAAAGCAGAAGTGTTTCCTGGATTGTTTTTTAATCCTGCAAGAGAGTATCTTGCATCTGCTATTCTTGTAGCTACATCATCCATTACAGGTTGTCCTTGCTCTGCAAGATTTTTATATTTGTAAAATAAACTTTCTAATTCTTTGTCAGCTTTACCTATAGTTTTTTCAAAAGCTTCTGAGGCACCTTTAGGTGCACCAAGTTCAACAGGTCTTAGTCTGTTGATTGGATTCAGTTTCAACATTGCACCAACTTCATTAGCATCAAGTTTTATTCCAAACTTTTTAGCTGCATATAATAATCCACCAGTGAGATCTCCTGCTTCATTAAACAAGGCTAAGTTTGAATCAAACAATTCTTCTTTGGATACGTTTACTTCTTTACCTGCAAAGGGTCCTGAATCATATTTAAATCTTTTTTGATCTCTTACAGTTTTTTGTGCAGGCTTACCAAATATTTTAAAATTTACTTTTCTTGTAGAAGTTAAATGATCCAACCATTCATCAGCTGTGTATTTACCTCTACCCATTCTCATTGCCCAGTCATAAGTAGAAGAACCAAATGATGGAGCTACATCATCACCCATATGCAATGGTTTGGTTTTTTTAAGAACAACAGGTGGGTTTCTTATTTCACGAATAGCTAACTCTTGACCTTGTTCTTTGACATCAGGTTTAGGAGTATAGGTTATTTGTTTTTGTTGTTGTCCGGTGGTCGGTGTTGCTGAAGGCTTTCTCGCTTTCAGTAATTCCTTCCCTAATTGAAATATACCTTTTAGGGACATTGTCCCTCCTAAGTTATTTTAGTAGCTTTTTTTCTACCTAGTTTACAACCACGAGCCATGATCATTGTGCCTTTAGAATATTTTGGCATTTGACTTGCACCGATCATACCACCGCCCATAATCGCAGGTATTTTTTTTCCTGCTGTGCTTTTAAATAATTCTCTACGTCCTTTTTGGAAATCTTTT